GTCTGGCTCTCAATGTTCTTCAGACGGTGTATCTTTGTCCGAAAGAACAGATGCTGTCCTTGATGGTCTCTGCCTATTGCTCTCCGAGCATAAGGCTTCACCTGAGATCATTTTGCAGCTGAGAAATCAGCTGCATGAGCTCCTAGATACTTCTGGTTGTGAGATGGTCTGGTTGAAACGCGTAAAATACGTCTATACCTACCCTCTCGCAAAGTATCTAAGAGCCCGTCCCCCTCCTCCCCCCGATCAGCCCTTTAGGCCGACGGGAGGTCTCCGGGGTTGGATGAGAACTCGTCTCAATCCAGACGTCGATGCCACCGGCGTTAATCTATGGTTCTCATGGTTCCAATGCAAACGGTCAACCTTACCTCTTAGTAAGGATGTCGTAGAGCAGAACTATGATAAACACCTCGAAACTCTTACCATGGTGGATCATGGTGATGATGCTACAATTAGGGAAATCTTTAGAGAGACCCTCTTTGTTAAGGTCCTATGGGAACTCCGTTCCGCTATAACGGACGCTTTCTCTGTCTCCCCCCCACTCGAAGAGTGGATGGCGTCTAACAACGCCTGTTTTGAGGAGAAGAGGAGCGGCCGAGGCCAGCAAGGCTTCCTTTCTGAGGAAGTCGGACTGTCCCACATTGGCGAGCTTCAGGAGTGGAAAAATGGATTTCTCGAGACAACCTGGAGAAGGTACTCGAATTATCCCCTTGCCCCGACATATCTCTATGATATGAAGCATTATCCTAAGGTGTTTACAAAGGTAGGCGTGAAGAAAGATTTAGTTCACGAACGACGCTACCGTTATGGAGAAGATGAGTGGCTCACACTCGGAGACAAAGTCCTGACGACAGATACCAGTCGTCCCCTAGACTGCACTATTCAAGCGGTCCTTGAGCCAAACAAGGTGCGTATTATCTCTAAAGGAAACGCACTTCCTTATTATTCCTGTAGACCTCTACAGAAGGCACTTCACTCGTCTATGAAGCGCTTAGCCCCCTTTAGGCTAATCGGTCGGCCCTTTTGTCCGACTGATATGATCGACCTTCAGGAGAAGGCGACGTCAGATTTTGAATGGTTTAGCGTTGATTATTCCGCGGCCACTGACGGTCTATCCTGGAAATATAGCGGTAAGATCCTCCGCTTCCTACTACAAGACTTGCCTAGGTTTAATAAAGACTTGGCACTTTCCGTCTTAGGTCCACATAACCTCTATTACCCCCCAAAAGGGGGCCGGGGTCCCTGCGAGTTGCGCGGTGTACAGCAAAACGGCCAATTGATGGGCTCGATATTATCGTTCCCCATCCTTTGTTTGGCCAATTTCGGTGTATACTGTCTTGCAACTCGCGAGACTCAGAGGGATTGGACTTTAGACGAAAGAATGAATCATGTCCTCATCAATGGTGATGATATGGTTTATTCGGATCTTCCATCTTCTTGGGATAATCTTGTCTCTATAGCTCAAAATGTGGGCCTAGAGATGAGTGTAGGAAAGGCTTATGTCCATCGATCATATGCGAATATTAATTCGACGAGTATCATTCTACCTCTTCATAAAGAGGGAAGTGCTCGAACTCCCCGCGTGGTTAATTATTTGAATACAGGCCTATATTTTGGCCGCCACAAAGTTCAGGGTCGTTCCGAGAACGCTCAAAGCCATGACTCCTCAAAGGAGGGTCTGGTAGGGAATCTAAATACAATACTGGCCGGAGCTAGGCCAGGGAGGGAATGCGACCTCCTGCGATCGTTCCTCGCATACCATTCTAACAGAGATGGTGTAAATGTTCTCATGAGTGAGACACGTATAAAGACCTATACAGGGGATTACTTTAATCGTAATCTTTTCATACCCATAGCCCTCGGAGGCATGGGAGTAATCCCTCCTGTGGGATGGAAGTATCGGATTTCGAAAGAAGAAGTCCGAGTTGCCTCTGGTTTTGTGCTCCAGTATCCTGGAGTTCACATAGACTCACAGATGCCTCTCAGAGACATCGAGTTATGCACAAAATTGGAGCCGGAGATCACGCGTCCTTGGTACGTGGATCTTGATGAAAAGCTTCCCCCTCGTGTTCCTAGGAACACTTATACGGATAGTTTCATTCGACATCTCTGTCGGATAGGTATGTTCCGGTACGGCTGCAGAGGGGCCGTTATGATCTAGACAGCATTGAAGTCTATCGTCTAGTTGTTGTAGATGAGATCCTGACCTGAGCAAGTCTTTAAACTGCTCATTGGGTTTATGATTGTAGACCGTCCAAAATGGTGGAGTGTGCGCTGCTTGCAGCCTGCTCCTTAATAGTTCCATGCTAAGTTGTTGATAGGAACTCCGGTTGTGCGTCGTTTACGACCTGACCTGATAAGTTCCCAACATAAATGCCGAGAGACTACACGGATGGGGGAGAGATGACTCTCCTTATCATAGATGTATAGTCCGCCCTCATTCATGGCGGATCCAATACGATGAATGGACAACAACAACAACAACAACAGGTTAAACCACCTGGACCCCCGCAGGCTCAGAAGCCCAAAGGTCAAAAGCGGCAGAGAAACCCCCGGAAGGGTTCTCAACCACAATCGTCAGGAGTACTGGCGATCTCCATCCCTGCATCTCAAGGGACAGTTCGTCGGGTTAAAGACCCGGAGTTCTCTCAAGGAGGTAGGAAAGGAGACATTATTGTCTCCCACACCGAGTATATAGCGGATGTCTTAGGCTCTGTGGCCTTCACCGCGACTCAAGCTACGGTCAACCCTGGTCTTCAGGGGACCTTCCCCTGGCTTGCGTCCATTTCTCCGAATTATGAGTCCTACAAGTTCGAGTCCCTGGAATTTGAATTCCGGACTACCACTATTAACCAGGCGACTGGTAATGTGGCCCTTCTTATCGATTATGATCCAGCGGATCCGGCACCGCTGGACAAGCGTGCGGTCCTCAACTCTGAATCTTCAGTTGATGGCCCTGCTTGGGCACTGTGCATTAAGCATCAGTCTAAGAAGGAGAACTTAAACAAGCGGAGCACTTACTTGGTGCGTCAGGGTAGCGTAAACGCTACT